AGCTTGTGTTGTCAAGCTCGAACTTATAGTTATTTGTCCCAGGCTGAAATAATTAGTAATACTAGTAATATAAGCACCAGCAGGAATACCAGTGCCTGTAACAGTAGCACCGACTAAAATGTAAGGGTTAAAAGGTACGTTAGTAAGTATAGCAGAATTTAATGTTACTGTTCCTACTGTTGTATTATTAAATAGTCCGTCATTGACATAGTCGATATAAAGGCTTACTAATCCTGCTAGAGTATTTGCTTCTGTAGTACTAGCAGCACTGGCTGCAACAGTGTTCTGACTGCTTAAATTTCCAGATGACTTTGTTACAGTTTGTAGTTGTACAATCTGTTGTACCACAGTACTCATTCTTGCAAACGCTACAGAGTAGAGATATTCTAGTCCTAAAATAACATTGTATGTGCTAGTGTTGCCACCTAACCAGTAGTAACTGGCACCGTCATAGCTGGCACTGTTGCCACCGTAGAGCAAGTCATAGGTTATAGCATCAACAGCATAACCCATTAGTGTAGAAAGTTTAACAGCACTATAGGTACTATACCCCTTTAGAACAAAAGTTGAGGCCATGTAGGCAGTAATTTCAGTTTGGATAAATGCCTTGTTTGCCTGTAGTAATGTTACAGCATTAGCCACGTTAGTAGTTGTAGTAGTCAACGTTGGGAAAGTTGCGCTAGGCACAGCAGTAACACCGTTAGCTAGTACGTTAGTGATTGTAGATACGTTATTAGTGATCGAAGTTTGATCGGTTGTGTTCGATATCAAGGCAATCGTTAGATCTCTTGCCTTGTTGATACCAGACACGGCAAATAATTGCTGTATACCCACTACAGTGTTTACAGGATGCAGATATGCCAATGCTGTTTTTACTGTCTGGTAGTTAGATCCAAACACCATGTCGTAGGTCAACGCATCAATGATACCACTAATAGACACGTTCGGGTATGCGCTACTGGTAGTAAATGTTCCAGTGTTATAGATAGTTAACGGATTAAATGGTGTGCTTACATCGAGTGTAAGAGTAGCAGTATAAGTTGAACTGTTCCAATAGGGTACATCATCTACTTGATAGCGATTTCCTGCTATATAGAATACACAAGGAGCTTGCGGACTACGAAGATCTAGTCCGCTATTTACGCTACCGGTTACAGTAAGAGTGATACCGGCTACACCTGTGGAACTGTTTGCTACAGCAGCGATGTTACCAAATAGTCGTCCGGTAAATCCGTCGATGAATTGTCCGCCAGCAAATCTTTTAGAATTGATACTTTGACTGAAACTTGAACAGACCTGACCATAGGGCGACTTGGTCTTAATTTGTCCTTCTGGATCTAGAACCATGGCAAAGCCACCGTGTCCTTGGAAGGTAATTCCTGTAACTCTAGTCGCATCATTACATAGAATTACATCCATTAACTTGTTATTCAACGGAGGGTTAGTAGGGCTTTCAGCTAATAATGGATTAGTCAAATAGTGACGACCATAATTTAGAGTGCTGTACAAATGCCATGTGCCTATAGAATAGGTTGTTAGTGCTGCGAACGGATATATGGTAGTAAGATTTATAATATTACCGGCAACACTGGTAATCACAGCTTTACCAGCAGTACCAGTTTCGCTAGTGGCATCCATCAGTACTAGACCTACCCAGTTAGCACTAGCTTGACCGCTGCCTAGTGTAGCTACTATGGCACCATTAGTTCCACCTAGTATCAATGTGGTATTAGCTATAGTAGCATAGTCTTTGCTGAAATCTATCAAACCAGTTTGGATACCATCGATTACACTATCTCGATAGAAGAATATACCACGCCATGGACTTTGACTTATACGGTCTATTGGACGCATTATAGTACGACGGAAATCATCACCACTGATTGAGCAGTTTGCCGGCAATTTGATCGGATAGTCTTCGTAATAGATACCACCTTCAACACGGATCGTAATGTTTAGATTCTTAACAGTTTCACCAAAATCCATCTGCTCACCGAATATAATACTGGCATTTGTGATATTAGTTGTAAGAGGAGAACTAATGGTTACTACATTAGTCTGTGTATTGATAGCAGTAACGGTTGATCCTAATGGAATTCCGCTGCCTGATACGCCCATACCTACTGTCACAGTGTTAAGATAAATGGTCGAATAGGTCAAGTTGGCCACTGTAATAGTGTTAGTATTCTGTGTACCAGTGGCGGTTGTAGGAACACACTGGAAGAATCCCGGTTTGATCATTCGAACAACTATAGTATCAGTTCCAGTTCCAGTATTAGCAGTATAGCTTACAATAGTGCCATTGGCGTTTGAATTAGCGCCGATCAATACCTTAGCTGGAATAATATGCACGTTACCAGCTATACCTTGATCAACAGAAGTATTGCCGCCATTGCTAATAGCTAGTGTAAAGATACCAGTACCGTAAGTAGATGTAGTAATAGCCGGAGCTGCACCATAACCTAAATTAATAATGCTCAATATCTGAGACATGTTGGTATTGAATGTGCTTATCGCAGCGGCACTAGCAGTGTAACTGCCGCTGGTTACCTGTGTGACCAGATACTGATATCTAGTCGCGGTAGTTTGATTTAAAACTTGCACACCAAGTGTTTGAGCAAATGTTATGCCATCGACAGTTTGTGAAAGCTGTGTACCTATGGCCACTGCTTTAGCACTGACATTGCTGTAGTAGCTCAGGCCCGCATTGATACTTTGATAGGTACCTCCAGTTAGCAGGTCAATGACCATGGCATCAATAATATTGCCTACATCTCTATAACAAGTAGATTGATTGTAGTTAAATCCACCTGTGTAGGTTGTTGATAGATAGTTAATAGTTGTTGAAGTAATTGTAGAACTATTAGTTGAGATTATAACTTGTGCAGACTGTAGAGTCGGACTGTAACCAGTTAGTACAGGATAGGTCGGAGTATATGCAGTTGCATTGGTAACAATATCTTTATATTCTGTGAATAAGGAATTCACAGTTGTAGAGGCTCCAACACCTTGTGAATAATTTGCATTGAATACCTGTGATACACCGCCTTGGTATGTAGGAGATACGGCAATGTTACTCGACACTGCTATAACCAGTGTTCTAACTTTCTCAAACGCAGCCGTAACATTTGAACCGATAAGTGGAATCGGAGTATTTGCGTTATACTGATTACCGGCAGCAGTGACAGCACTAATACCGCCATAGGTAAGATCGTATGCAAGTGCTTCTAATAGATAGGTAACGCTAGTGCTAAATGACGTTGTACTATATGTAACACCAGGATATACTGTGGACATATAGGCATTTACTTCGGCTACAATAAATGCAATGTTAGCTAAAACAGCTTGTCTCGCATAGCTATAGGCCGCTGTAATTCCAGACGGATCAGTATAAGTAGGAGTTGTTCGAGTGGTTAGGCCGTTGGTTAGTAATCCAGTTACCACACCGAATAGACTAGTTATGCTAGTATTAACGGTGTTATTGTTGATGATAGGATAATTATTACCAATATAGGTAGTTGCGGTAGTTTCTAAAGTTAACTTAGCAGTCTGTATAGATGTTCGCATGCCCTGATAAATGCTCGGAGCTGCAGATACAGTTGGGTTAGTTATAGTTGGGGTAGGAACTGAACCAGATACTATGCCTTGTATAAATCCTATGTTGTTACTCAATGATGCTAACACTGGGCTAGTAAATGTAAGACTTCCACTAGGTGTAGAGTTAGGAACAGCACTCAGTGTAAGAACACTGTAAATACCATTGATACTAACTGAAGTAATAGTTTGTCCGCCAGTGAATCCAGTTCCGGTAACCACTTGACCAACACTAGGAACAACTAGACCTGTGGTAACAGTTAGTGTGGTACTACTAGTACTTCCGCTGTAAAATGTTGCTGTAGCAGTGGTACAACCGCTTAGTGTAGAATTAAAATATTGTGTAACACTCTGTTGATAGATTGTAGTAGGAGCTGTATTAGTAACAATAGCCTGCGCTAGTGTTCCAATGTAACCTACTACTGTAGAATTAAGAGTATTGATGTAGTTAGCAGCATAGACGCTTTGGCTATTGCCACCATACATGAGATCATAAATTAATCCCTGTATTATAAATTTTATATCAGATTTAAGTTTTGTTGTACTATATGATGATGAAGGATAGTTGGCTAGTATGTAACTGCCAATCTCTGACTGTATGAAACTTAAATTATTGAACAATAGATCTCTAGCACTGGTCTGACCAATAGCAGTTGTTGTAAGTGCTGGCCATGAAAGTGTCGGAGTTACTCCTGCTTGTATAACTGAGTTCATTACTACAATACAATTGGTTATAAATGTAGTTGCAGTTGAGCTTACGGAAACAGTAGAAATAGCATTAATATTTGTACCAAGATTGGTCAAGGTAGATGCTATTTCTATAGTAGTTAAGCCTGTGTTATAGGTACTGAATTGTTGTGCTATCTGTATAGTTTGATAATTACTACCAAATAATAGATCATAGCAAATAGCATCAATTACTAGTCCTATGTATGATTGCACATTAGCAGTGGTATAACTGAAGGCCAATATTTGATTCTTAGCATAGTTTACAGCATCAATAATTTGGAACAGTTGATTGCTGGTTATGTCAGCATTATTATTTGCAAATAATAAACTAGCTTGGGTTGTACTATTATAGGTAGTACCTAGTACAAGATCATATCCAACGCCATTAATTATGTTACTAATGATAGTTGTCCAACGACTCTTACTAAATGTAAATGCGTTAACATATTTCTTATTCAAATATGCAACAGTCTCAGATTGTATGAAAGACTTGTTTAGTTCTAGCAAGTTAGCTGCACTAGTATAACCAACAACTCCAGTGTTACCTCCGGTCAATGTAATGCTTTGTATTTGACTATAATACTGTGAAGGAGAGATAGAATAGGCAATACGTTGTTTATATGGACCAGGTTCTAAGCCCGCTAGATTGATTAAATTTTGTGCCTGTAGTGCTGCCGCGCCTATAGTCTTATAGGCATAGTTCCAATAACGTCCTTGTCGACCTGCAGGAGTATGTGCCTGGGTATCATCACCTTTGGTAGTTGAAACGTATAGGTTAATACCACTGTAGTAAGTTTGATTATCAACATAATACTTGCTGGCAGCCTGTAGGTCTGTACCGCTAGAAACTACACCTGATCCATTTAAGGGTGCAGGATGGTCACTCAAAGTCAATGCACCGGTCATAGTATCGCCACCGCGATAGACTGTGTCCTTGCGCTGCATTGCTTCTGTAGGTAAGTAGTTGCTGGTGTAACTTGCGCTGTAATCTGGATCACTAGTCTGCGGTAGTACAGGTTGTGATCTAGTCTTCAATGCTGTTGAAAGCACGTAGGCACTAACGTTACCATTTATTGTTTGACTGTTGGCTGCTAGATAATTTGCGTCAGCGTATCCCTTATTAATTGCCAATTGTGCAAGTGTAGTAGTTACACCTTGTGATGCATAGGCATTGTTAAATGCTGTGACAATAGCCGGACTAGGATCAGCTAGTCGTCCGATAGCCAACGTGTTTGCATTTAAATGTTGCCCAAGTGTAGGGTTAGGATCATTAGCGACTCCTGCAGCAGAAGATGTAAACACGATCCTTGTAGGATCAGAAACATTGATACTAAGACTGTTATTTGCACTAACCAGTGTTCTAGCAGTTAAAGCACTGCCAGTGGTGTTACTCATAATAACTTGATTCGAAGTATAGGGGGTCGCAGGTGCGTCCGATAAATTATTGAATCCTAGTTTTCCGCCTAGTCCAAAAACTGCATATAACTCATTAAAGTTAGAATTAACCTTTTGAAAACTAGTTCGTATACTGTCGCCAGTACCGTCGTTTCCTTGTACGCCTGTGTCAATTATTTGTAGTGCCATTTGTCTTATACTCCAAAGCTAGAACCGCAACCACATGTAGTAGTGGCATTTGGATTCTTTATGCTGAATGAACTTC